ATGAAAAATAAATTGTCAAAGCTAAACGAGAAGCCCGCCTTTGGGGTAGGTGCTGTTATAGTGCGTTTTTGTTCCTCTGTTACAATCTGGGATTTTCGATGGAAATTATTTATTATTTTTTGTTGGATAGTTTGGATATTGTTTGTTTTTTTAGGTTGCTTATTTGTTTATGCAACTGTGAAGAATCCCAACATAATTCAAGATTTGTATTGTTGTCCATGTAATAATCATTATAGCAGTTAAAATTCCTAATGGCTTTACAACTATATCTACATAATCAGAAATTGTCTGAGCGAAAATTTGTCTCCTATAATGGCGGTGACATTTGCAAAAAAAATAGAAACAACAAAAACTAAATTACCATTTTAAAATGAAAACAAACGACAACCACTACCTAACTGCATTGAACTCAAAACTAATAGTTGATATGCAGCAACAAGAATTAAAAGACCGAGTAATCAAGGTACTTGCTAAGACTTACATTGATTGCGGAAAGGTCATTGAATCAAAAGAGTTAATCAGCCTATCGAATGGAGTGATAAACGAAATTAAGCGATACTTTATTAATTTAAAAATTGATGAATTAGACTTGTGCTTCCAAAACGGAGTACGGAAAGTTTATGGCGAATACTTCGGTTTAAACATCGTAACATTTCACCAATGGATTAAATCCTTTATGGCAGAAGAAAAGCGATTAGAAGCTATTAAAATACGCAGCACACCAAGAATAGAACCTATTAAGGAATACAGCGCAGAAGATAAGCTAAGAATTCGTGATGAATTTATGAGTTATGCTAAATCAACTTACCTTAAAACTGGTCATTTTGGACTTTATGAACCAAGCATAGGAGACATTTATAAGATTTTAGTTGATACGAATGAGGTAAGTAACATCGAGTTTAACTCAAATATGCAAGAGGCTTATGATTATGTTTTAGAAGACTTAGAAATGCAGTCTAAAACGAATGATTTATTACTGCGAAGAAAATTAATAGCAAAGATTGAAACGCTATCAATGGAGAGCAAAGAAGTAATCAACATGGCTAAACAAATAACAATAGAAGACTTATGGAATCAATAGAAGAAATAATAAATCGCAATTACACCGCCCAATTAAAGCGAGGTAAGGTCACAAAAAAAATAGATTTCTATGATTGGATAATTGACATTCGAGATGAAGTAAACGAACTATGGAATAGTTATCCTAAGCACTATTCAACCTTTGATGAAAAGGAATTAGCCGATATTATTCTTGTTTGCTTGAGTATGTCTAAGCACTATAACATTGACATCGTGAAAGTATTGGAAGAAAAGACAAAATACAATGAAGAAAGAAAGGATTAAATTATATGATTTTTATTAATTATTTTTGCCACAATGGAACGAGAAGATGAAATATTTGCACTATTAAATCCTGATGAATGAAACCCGATAGGCTGCATTTGGTTGATGTAATTGTAAGCGACAAGTCATTTAAAGAAATGTGCTTCAAGATAAATACACACTATGCTGAAGACATCTACCAAGAAACTATCTGTGAAATTCTAACCATATCAGATGAACGACTGCCCGACCTTAATTATCTTAAGTTTTGGTTTTATCGAGTAGCTTTCAATGTAATGTCACGCAATGGCAAGTTAGGTAAGATAGTATTAAGGGAGTTAATTGAGTTCGACATCTACACACCAAGTGAACTAAGCAAAGAAATAATGACAAGGGAAGCAGAGCAGTTTATGCTTTCCTTAAACGAGTTTGAGAATAGAATCATCTTATTATATAATCAATTTGGAGATATGAAGAAAGTCCAACGATTAACTGGCATTAGCTATTCGGCACTTCGAGCAGTCAAAGAAAAAATAAAACAAAAAGCGAAACAAATATGATTAAACTACTTATAGTATTACCAAGTTATCCAAAGATAAGCGGAGTTGATTATCATAGGTTGTGGATGCCGCACAATGTGATGTCAGATTTATTCAAAGATGAGATTGAGATAAGCCTAATTAATGAAGTTGACAGCGCAACAGATGAGTTCTTAAAGGACTTTGACTTAGTTGTGATGAATAGATTTGCTTCAAAGACAAACGAACCACAAGCACTAATTGATAAACTAAAAAGAGTTGGACTGCCTTATGTAATTGACTTGGATGATGATTATATTCTTCCTAAAAATCATATCTTATACTATGCAGCAAAGCATGGCAACCATACCGAGCAGATTAGTTTAGCAGTTAAAAACGCAACCGCCTGCACCACTACTCATGAACTATTAGCAAATACACTCAACAAAGAATTAGGTCAAAAGAATATTTATATCGTACCTAATGGGATTTATCCTGATGGACATTTTGCATTAAAAGAACCGCAGAATAATGGTAAGTTAAATTTTGGTTGGAGTGGTTCAATAACGCACTTAGAGGATGTTATTTTAATGCACGATGGATTATATTCGTTATACACCGCAGATGATTATAAAGATAAGTTTAGAGTTGTATATGGTGGATTTGCCACGCAGTCCGAAACAAGTCAAGCTATACTTAGCGTGTTAAGTGCAAGGGGAAAAGCAAGTGAATCTCAATTTGGAATCTTTAAAGAAACTGGAGTTAAAGAATATGGGAACTTTTATGATTTGATAAATGTATCTCTTATACCACTTCGCAATAATCGTTTCAATAACAATAAATCAAACCTTAAATTATTGGAATCGGGTTTTAAAATGAAAGCAGTAATATGCAGCGATGTTTACCCTTATTCGCCTGACCTTAAACATAATGTTAATTGCCTAAAAGTAAAGCACAAAAACGATTGGTATAAGTACATGACTAAGCTAATTGACAATCCAAACTTAGTTGAAGATTTAAGGGCGCAATTATATATTGATGTTCAACGCTACCACATGACTAATGTAGCAACAGAACGCTTTGAAGCATACAAAGAAATCTTGAATAACAACAATAAATAGAACATTGACTACAACATTGACTACAACATTGACTACAACATTGACTACAACATTGAGTACAACACCTTAAATAAGATTAATAAATAAGATATATAAATAAAGTATTAAATAAGATTAATAAAGAATATACATGATAGCACTTTTAGGATTACCTTTTTTACTAATATCATTCTTCACGATGACAAGTCTTCCTGCATGGTTAGACTTCAAACCTTTTAACTGCATTGTATGCCTTTCTTTTTGGAGTACATTATTTGGTGTACTATTATTTATATTTGTACCGATAACACAACCTTTCCTTATTGCATTAGGTTATGGAGGCTTTGCAAGTTACTTAGCTATTTTGATGAAAAGACTTTTAATTAAATTATACTAAATGAAAACATTTGACGAAATTTACAGCGAGATAATTTTTAAGGATGAAACCATTCGTTATTCATTGCGTGAACTCCTTCACGTTTTTCAAACTGAAAATAGTTGGATAGGACAAACAAGTCAACTACTTCAACTTAAAGAATTTCAACACGAATTGACAGGAATAAGACCAGGCGGATGTAGTGGTTGTAATATCGAAGTGTTGATGAATATGATTAGGTGGGTTAATAAGTACGAATCAGATAAGGCAGCGCAAGAAACTAAAAAGATAGGAAGACCCAAACGCAATGGATAAAATAGTATATTCACATAGCGGAGGGCATGGTGATATGATTTATTCCTTAGCGGTTTGCAAAAGGATAGGGAAAGGTTATTATAAAACTAATTTTGATGATCAGTATTATCAAAACATCAAACCATTGCTTGATGAGCAACCCTACATTATTGAAGTCCTTCCTAAATCTTCACTCGAAACTATCACACATAATCTTGATGACTTTCGCAATATGCAAGGACTTGGTGAAGTATCTTTACTTAAAAACCATTTAAAAGCATTTAATTTAAGCGAAGATAATTGGAATGATACTTGGCTAACCATAACACCTAAAAGATTAATTGAAGGCGAATATGCGCTTGTAAATGTAACACCACGTTATCCTGCAATCGGTTTTGATTGGCAATCTGAAATAAACTACCTTAAATCAAAGTACAAACAAGTTTACTATGTAGGGTACGAAGAGGATATGACAGCACCATTTAATTCATTAGAATACTTTAAAACAAACGATGCTCTCGAACTTGCACAATTAATAAATGAAGCACAGGTTATAAGTTGTAATCAATCATTCGCTTTAACCATAGCGCAGGGATTGGGCAAACCTTATAGATTAATGGTTGCAGACAATCACACTAATTGCATACACAACACACCAAATGAAACATTATTAAACAGATGAATATAAACGGATTTGAATATAAAATAAACGAACAAGGGGTATTACAACAAGTCAACCCGAATGTTATTACTTATGATTCTGATTATGTAACATCGAGATATGGTGCAATCATCGAACTTCGCAAACAAATGAGTATGCTAAGATATGGTTATATGGTAGGCAGCATTGGTAAACCAACTATGATACTTGAAATTGGATATGGTGCAGGTGACTTCATCGAATTATGCGCAGAGCAAGGCATTGAATGTTTTGGCAATGACATAACTGGAATACCAACACCGCCAAAAGTAACCGCAACCGATAACATATATGAGCAAGTTGATGTAGTTTGTATGTTTGATGTCTTAGAACACTTTGAAGATATTAATTTCATCAAAGAATTGAACACCAAGTATGTTTATGTTTCAGTACCTAACTGCGAACAACCAAACAATATTGATTACTTGATGAGAAACTACATACATTTAAGACCAAATGAACACCTACACCACTTCAATAAGTCTTCACTAATAGAACACTTCAAGTTAAATGGATATAAACTAATAACTATGTCAAATTGCGAAGACACGATAAGGAAAAGACCAAATACACCAATGAATATTTTATCTGCTATCTTTGAAAAGGAAAATTTAAGCTAATGGGAAAGAACAAATACATTGAAACACCCGAGAAGATGTGGGAACACTTTGAAGCATATCGCCAAAAAGTAAAAAGCAACCCTATTTTAGTTCAAGACTTTGTCGGAAAGGATGGTGATGAGGTAAACAGAAAGAAAGAAAGACCATTAACATTGGAAGGTTTTGAACTCTATTGTTACGATAACGACATTATAAGCGATTTAAGCCACTATTTTGCAAATTTAGATAATAGGTATAGCGATTATATAGCTATCTGTTCACGCATAAGGAAAACTATTAAGGATGACCAAATACAAGGAGGTATGGCAGGCATTTACAATCCATCAATAACACAGCGTTTAAATGGATTGACAGATAAGAGTGAAGTAAGGCATATTGAGCAACCGCTATTCCCCGATAATTAATTTATCAACAAGGTGGTATAACCTACTTGTAAGACCTATATTTGTATTATGGAAATATGGCAAAATATTGAAGGTTTTGAAGGCTTATATAAAGTAAGCACAAAAGGTGTAGTTATTAGTTTAGGAAAAGGTAAATCAACTAATCCCGATAAATGTAAACAAAGAGTAATAAAACCAAGAATAAAAAATAATGGTTATATGCAAGTTAAAATATCCAAAGAAGGTAAAAGGTCTCATTTATTATTGCATAGGGTTGTTGCTAAAACATTTATTTTAAATAATGATAATAAACCCGAAGTTAATCATATTGATGGAGATAAGCAAAATAACGACATTAGTAATTTAGAGTGGGTTACATCAAGTGAAAACCAAAAACACGCATTTAGAATAGGGAAACAAAAAGCTATTAAAGATATTCATAATAAACAATCAATTAAAATTAGGCAACTTGATTTAAATGGGAATATAATTAAAGTATGGAATAGTATAAACCAAGTTAAAAGAGAAATAGGATTTAATACATTTGGAATTATAAAATGCTGCCAAAAACAAAAAAGATATAATACAGCATACGGTTATAAATGGGAATATGTTTAAAAGAACAACAGCTATAAATAGATTATTGAAGTTATCTGCCCGAAAGAAAATCATTCAGGGTGGGACTTCCTAACATCCCCTTATGAGTAATTGTAAGGGGGACTAATCAGCAGGCAAAACATTTGGAATCTTACCCATCCTAATTGATAGGGCAAGCAAAACACCGCACTTAGAAATTAGTGTAGTTTCAGAAACCATCCCCCATCTTCGAAGGGGTGCAATGAAAGACTTTTTAAAAATAATGGAGTGGACAGGTCGTTATTCAGATTTAAATTGGAATCGATCACTACTTACTTATCGTTTTGCAAATGGTTCTTATATAGAGTTCTTTAGTGCCGAAATGGAAAGCAAACTAAGAGGTGCAAGAAGAAACATTTTATACATTAACGAAGCGAATAACATCACATTTGAAAGCTATCACCAATTAGCAGTTCGAACAAGTGGAGAGATATGGTTAGACTTTAATCCTACAAATGAATTTTGGGCGCATACCGAGTTAATGAATGATGAGGACACCGAACACATCATTTTAACTTATAAAGATAATGAGGCACTACCCGAAACAATTATACACGACATTGAAGCAGCCGAACTAAAAGCTAAGACATCAACATATTGGGCTAATTGGTGGCAAGTATATGGATTAGGGCAAGTAGGCAGCCTACAAGATGTTATTTTCGACCAATGGAAGCAGATTGACACGATACCAGAAAGAGCCGAACTTGTAGGACATGGAATGGATTTTGGTTTCACTAATGACCCGAGTACACTTGTAGCTATTTACAAATATGAAGGCAAACTAATCATTGATGAATTACTATACCGAACCAATATGACAAATAACGATTTGGGTAACTTTCTTAAATCCATCCAATTTGGGCGAAAGGAATTGATTTGTGATAGTGCCGAGCCTAAATCAATAGAAGAACTAAGGCTGCAAGGTTTCAATGTTAGACCTGCGGTTAAAGGTGCAGATTCAATCAAGATAGGAATTGACATCTTGAAACGATACGAGATACAAGTTACAAAGAACTCAACTAATCTAATCAAAGAATTAAGGGGCTACACTTGGGAGAAAGACAATGAAGGCAAACTTACAGGCAAACCAATAGACAGTCTAAATCATCTATGTGACAGTATGAGATATGTAGCACTCTTAAAATTAAATAACCGACCAAGTGGCAAATATTCAACAATTTCAATCTAAACTTATATTTATAAAAGATGATAGGCAATTACAACCAGTTAACCATTAAGCAGTTTTTAAAAATCAAACTAATTAGCGAACTTGAACAAGACCCTTTGCATAGAAAGGTTTTAATTCTTAGTGAAATTAGTGGGGTATCAGTTGATGAAATCGAAAGTATGCCAATAGGCGAAATGATTGAAGCACTAAAAGGACTTGACAAAATTGAAAACCTGCAAACAGATGAAAAGATTAAATTAAAATTTAAAGTAGGTGGCAGGCGATTCATCGTTAAGTGGAAAGAACAAGAATTAACAAGTGAGCAATTCATTGATGTTAGTCACTTTTGCAAAGAGCCTGAAAAGATATTGAGCAACATACATAATATACTTGCTTCAGTATGTGTAGAACGTAATTGGTATGGTAAAGAATTAGGGTATAAAGGCGATAAGCATAAAGAGGTTGCAGACTTGTTTTATAATGAGATGAAAATATCGACTGCATATCCTATCATGCTTTTTTTTTGCAAATACTACGAGGCATTGCAGCAAAATATCCTAATTTATTTGGAATCGGAAGCGATGAAGGCGATGGAGAACACGAAGGAACTGATGGAGAAATTCAAACTTTTAGAACCAAATGGGGATGGATTGCAAGCATAAACGATATATGCAAAGATGATCGTACAAAATGGGATTACTTTTTTAGGATGAATGTGATTGAGTTCTTGAACACGATGACATTTTATAAAGACAAAAGCGAACACGACAAAGAAATATGGACAAGGCAGCAGCAGCAGCAATAGGGGCAAAGTTTGGGGAGTCAATCAAAGACTACACAAAAGCAAGTGAGAATATCATTGAGGCTATTGTTATGGAGCATTGCAACGAAGGTATAAAGCTAATGTCAAAACAGATTAAATCAAAGGCACGAACAGGACAAGCAAGTACATTAGCAGCAAGTATGAGTAATGTTCCTATTCAAGTAAGTGCAACTAAGTTTCAAGTGAACACGATTAGCACCGAGTATTATGCAGACTTTGTTGATAAGGGAGTAAAGGGAGTTAAGAATAAAGGCAAAGCACCACGCAGCCCATATAGTTTTAGAAACTTAGGAACATCAAAGGCGATGGTTGAATCGTTTAAAGATTATATCGCAAGGACTGGAATGAAGACAGCGAAGATAGGTGGCAAAAGAAAAAGTCTTTATAAAACAAATAGAGAAACTAAAAAGAAAACTGCTAAAATGGATTTAATCGAAAAGGCTGCACAAGGTTTGGCAGTAGCAACTAAAATAGGTGGTATCAAACCAATGAATTTTATAGGCAAAGCAGATAATCCAAAACGAACAAAAGAACTTGCTCGAAACTTAGCAGCAGCACTAGGCAAGGCAATGGCAAAGAATATTAAAATATCAATCAATGGCAATTAACATCATATCAAATCCGAACAGCGTAGTGAGTGCATTTAATCAAATGGCTTTCAATGTTAGTTCAACACAAGCAGGACAAAGTAACTTTAACTTTATAGCTGATGTTTATGTGAGTGGAATAAACACCGCAGTTAGTCGAATTGCAATACCTAAACAACCAAGTGTTAATACTTGTTTAATTGATGCAAGTCCGATATTAAAGAACTATGTTAAAAATGATTTCTTTAATGTTAATGGTGCTTCAATATATTGCGAACCTAACATCAATAGTAGGGTTAAATATTATGTTCAATTTGGGGAGTTGTATGATGTGAGCGGAGTGCCAACTATATACGATAACCTTAGAAGATTCCCGACATCAGCAAGCAACACCGCAGTAAATTCGATATTTGGATTTGAGCAGTATAACACTAATGTTTGGAATGGTTATGATGTAAGCGGATTTGGATTTTTAACTGAGATACCCGAACGAATAACTATCGAACAAGGGCAAGAATTACGTTTGAGTTTTTACGACCCAAGTAATTTGATAAGGTATCTATATGTCGATGGTATTTATGAAGATTTAATCGATGCAAATAAAGTAAGTGGGGAGTTTTTATATAACGTAAATATAAAAAACTGCTTAGGAACAGCTGCACCTTACCAAACAATAGGAACACACACAATAACACTTGCTAATAGTTTTGTTACAGCAGTTAAGACCATAACCATTGAAATAGTCGCAGCGTGTTCTAAATTCGATACAATACGATTACATTGGTTAAACAACTTAGGTGGATGGGATAGTTACAACTTCACAAAACAATCCATTAAAGCAATGGATATTGAGCGCAAGCAGTTCAAGAAAATGCAGTCAATTAACTACTCAAAGAGTGATAGGCTAAAGACTAACTACAACACAACCATAATAGACAAGTTACAAATCAATTCAGATTGGATAAGCGATGAAATGGCTGATTGGTTTCAAGGGTTGCTAACAAGTCCGATAGTCTACTTAGAAAGGGGAGCAGATAACTTCGTTTCAGTTAATATAACCAATTCAGAATACCTCATTCAACAATATTTGAATGGTCGCAAAATTCACAACTTGCAGTTAGATATTGAATACTCATACAACCGTTATAGTCAATCGTTATAATGCAGAAAACAGAACTAAAAATATACGCAGATAGTAAGTACTTCAATGTGGACTTATTCGATAATGAGCCTATTGAACTAACCAAGTCTATAATTGAATTGACTGAACCTGAACAAAGAAAGTCAGACTATACAAAGACAATCAACATACCTGGAACAGCAAACAATAATTCAATCTTCACAAATATATTTGATGTTAACCATTCGATATTAAACGGAGATAACTCTAACTTTTATGTGGACTTTGACCCGAGAAAAAAAGCTAATTGTATTTTATATCGTGAAGGTATTCCGCAGTTAAGAGGCTATTTGCAAATGACCTCAATAAACATACTTGATGAACAAAACATCACTTATGAATTAGTAGTATATGGTAGGGTGGCAAATTTGTTTCAAGATGTCGGTGATAACTTATTAAGCGATTACGATTTCAGCGAATACACTCATGTATGGAATGAAACGAACGTAAGAAACTCAATCAATACATCAATTATTATCAATGGTGTTACCGCAGCTTTTCAATATGGTAGAGGTTATGTTTATCCGCTAATAGATTATGGTTTTGACAACAATGCACAACAGACCTATAATGTTGACCAACTATACCCTGCAATCTATGTAAAGACTATTTTAGACAAGATTCTAAAAACACATGGGTATAGATACGAAAGCACAATACAATCAAATAACTTTTTAAACTCAACAGACTTTAAGCGGTTAATAATTCCTTCAAGTGGCAATGATTTGAGGTTAATAAAATTGGATGTTGCAAAGAGAACATTTGTAGTTGATAGAACGAGCGATAATAATTTAGGTGCAGCAACTAACAGCATAGATAAGTTAATCTTCAATCGCACTGTGCAAGATACAATACCAACGGGAGTAGCAGCAAATCATTCATCATGGATTGCACCAACATTAGGAGGAGGAGAATATAAATTTGTTTTAAAGTTATTCATAAATGCAGAATTAAATAGTAGTGTAACTTTGCCAAGTGGTTATAATATTAGCTTTCTTATGAACGTTTATATAAGAACTAATACTGGTAGCGTTTTCCGTATGCTTACTTCACAACCTGTTAATATGGTTGCAGATAATAGAAGTCAAGATTTATCATTTGTGTTTCAAACTGATAATAGATTTGTTCCTGATGGTGAAGAAGTAGATGTTTATTGGAGAATCACAAATTTAGATTTAAAAAAATTATTATCTGCTAATATTCCTTTACCTGTAAGTGATTTGAATATAATCATCAAAACAGGAACAGAATTTTACAGCCTACCTAAACCCGAACTATCGGAAGGGTCAAATATAAATCCAACAAGCGCATTACCCGAGTTAAAGGCTAAAGACTTTCTAACTGCATTGATTAAAATGTTTAATTTATATATTGAGCCAAACCAATTAGATGATAGGTTGCTAACGATTGAGCCAAGAGATATTTATTACAACGATAATGTAGTTGACTTAACTAATAATTTAGATGTGAGCAAAGACTTCATTCAAAAACCAATGGGCGCATTAGACTTCAAGCAACTTGAATTTAGCTATGCAATGGATGATGATTATTGGAACAAAGACTATACAGACAAGTATAATTATAATCATGGTTTCAAAAGATTAGATGTTAAAAATGATTTTTTAGTTGAAACAAAAAAGATTGAATTACCATTCGCACCAACACCATTAGGCAAGCCAACAAGTGATAGGATTATACCACAGATAGTATGGTGGAAAGACCAAAATTCAGTTAATGGTAGGGTAAACAAAACAGCGAAACCTCGTATCTTGTATTATGGTGGATTAAAGAATACAGGAAAACCTTTGACAATTAGCTCCTACGCATCACCGAGAAAAAACACTCAATATTCAAGCTATGGTTATGCAGGTCACATTGATGACCCTGCAAATCCTAACTATGATTTGAATTGGGCAACATCACAAGAAATTTATTACACAATCGGAGGTCAAACACCGATTACAATAAACAACCTTTATAAAAGATATTGGGAGAAATACATCAAAGAGATAACCGACAAGGACAGCAAAATTATAGAGTGCTATATGTATTTCAATAATGTTGAATTACAGAACTTATCATTTAGAAATCTTTATAAAATAGACCGCCAATATTATAGGTTATACAAAGTTGAAACAGACTTGAATAGCAATGAGCCTGCAAAATGTCAGTTTTTAAAATTAAAGAATATCAACGTACCATTAGCAGATCAAGTATTAATTAATGGCGGTTCAGAAACTATAACAGGCGAGAGGTACACACCGATAATAAGTCAAACACCAAATAGAATTGATGTAATAAATCAAAGAGAGAATTTCAGCATTGAAGTAGGCAGCGCAATGGGAATAACAGATTATAGGATTGAGCCTAAATCGCAATTCATAAAAGTAAATAATAATGTGTACTTGCCGCCTGCGAATGCTTCATTTGATTTCGATAATAACAAGTCAATAGAGGTTAAGATTTACAATAATCATAGCGGTAGTATTAGAGTTTACACAACACCCGATGCACATCATAGTGTAGCGAGTAATTCAGGAATAGTTTTTTATTCAGATGGAACAAATTGGTATCATTTATAAGTCATGGTAGAAGAGATAGTATTATTAAAAACAGAGGTCGAACTCGGTAACTCGACCAACTCGGTTAAGAGTTTAAAAGCAGAGTTAAGACAAGTCACAAATGAACTTGCGAACTTAGATGCAGGTAGTGCTGAATTTGTTAAAATGGCACAAAGAGCAGGTGAGTTAAAGGATAGAATTGATGATACCAAAAATGCGGTAAATGCTTTTAATCCCGAAAAGAAATTTCAAGCATTAGCAGATACGATGGGGATTGCTGTTAATGGTTTTACTGCTATTCAGGGCGGTATGGCACTATTTGGAGCAGAGAATAAAAACCTGCAAGAAGTAATGGCTAAAACGCAAGGTGCGATTGCATTAGCAACAGGATTAAATGGGTTAATGGGGATGAAAGATACCTTCGTTAATTTAGGTGGTCAAGTTAAAAACATGATACCTATTTTAAGGTCATTTAGTTCTGCAATGATTGGAGCATTGACTGGAGGTATTGCTATTGCTATAACTTTAATTATTGCATATTGGAAAGAACTTAAAGAATTAGTAACAGGAACAACCGAAGCAGTCATATTAAGTAATGAACAAATAACTGAATCAACTAAAAAAGGACATGATGAGTTTAAAAAAGCAGCAAATGAAAGGACAGCAATATTAGAACGTGAGGCTAAATTAAAATATGATGGTCAAAGATTAGATGAAGAACTTGCTAAAATTGACAGACAAAGAAAAATAGATGAAGCAGTTGCAAGTGGTAAATTAGCGAGTGAAAAAAAGCTAATAGAAGAAGAGTATAATAAGGCGATTATAGATATTAGGGATAAATATGCAAAAATTGAAGCAGATAAATTAAAAGCTAAAAAAGAGAAGGAAGAGAAAGAAGAAAAAAAGAAAGCAGATGATAAAAAGAAAAAAGATAAAAAAGACTTAGATGATATTGGCGATGCAATAATTAAAGATTTAGAAAAACAACAAGCGAGAAAAGAAGAATATGACCAACAAGCACTAGATAGTAGAATTGAATTTGCAAGGCAAACATTAGAGAATCAAGAAGACCAAGCAAAAGCAGAAAAAGAAATAGCAGACTATACTGCAAAAGCTAAGATTGAATCTTATCAATTAGGAAGTCAAGCGTTAATGTTAGCAGCGGATTTAGCAGGGAAAAATACAGCGGAAGGTAAAATATTGGCAAGTGCTGCAACATTAATAAATACTTATTTAGCAGCACAATCAGCCTATGCAAGTCAAATGGCTATACTAACACCTGATGCACCAATAAGAGCAGCAATAGCAGCGGGTATAGCAGTTGCAAGTGGGTTGGCAAATGTTGCAGCAATTAATTCTGTACAAGTACCAGGCGGTGGTGGTGGGGCAAGTGGTGGCGGTGGTTCAATGCCAAGTATGCCAGCAGCACCTGCAATGAGACCAACAGGATTCTCAACAGGGCAACCAAGTCAAACACCACCAAAAGTTGAACCTCAAAAAGTCTATGTAGTGGAGAGTGATATAACTAACTCACAAAACAAAGTAGCGAGAATTCAAAGCAAAGCAACTATTCAATAATTTAATATTTAATAAGTATGGCAATAGATAAAAGAATACCGATATATAGATTCGTAGTTGGTGAAGATGATGAAGCAGGAGTGACCGCAGTTGCATTAGTTGATAATCCTGCAATAGAAATGAATTGGCAAGCGTTCAATATGCAATTTGAAGAAACCTATAATGACTACCCACAAGCAGCAAGCGAGAACGCACAAGCAGCGTTGAACTATGCAGAGAAAAACGGATGGGGTGATTGTGGAACTGATGTCGGAAAGCAAAGAGCAAATCAGTTAGCAAAAGGCGAAAACATAAGTCGAGAAACTATCGCACGTATGGCAGCATTCGAAAGACATAGACAGAACTCACAAAAAGAACTTGGTGATGGTTGTGGTCGTTTGATGTGGTTAGCATGGGGCGGAGATGAGGGTATCGAATGGGCGCAAAGAAAGCTAAAACAGATTGACCAAAAGATGAGTAAGTTTTCATCTAACAAAGAAAAGAAAATAATAAGCGGTGCATTGATGGTTGCAGATTTACCAATATATCGCAAAGATGAACAAGGCGAATATTACGGATTATTCACAGCCGAAGACATTTATAATATCCGAAATAAGTTTTTTAAAAACAATAACACAAAGTCGGTTAATGAGATGCACGACCCTAACAAGATGATTGAAGGTGTATACATGATTGAATCATTTATTATAGACAGTAAAAGAGGTATCAACGCACCCGATGGATTGAAGCTAACAGATGGTTCATGGTTTGGTAGTTATAAAGTAGACAATGAAGATATTTGGAATGACTTTATAAAAACAGGAGAGTTCAAAGGTTTCAGCGTTGAAGGTGTATTTAAGACCACTAAGATTGATTCTAAGCCACTATCTATTATCGAGCAAGCTATTGACATTATAAAGCAGATTGAAGACTAAAAAAGCAACGTAAAAACAAATTAATATTTAATAATAAAAACAAGATGACACCTAAAGAAGCATTAACAAAATTAACAATGTTGTTTAGCAAAGAAATGGCAGCACAACAAGCTAAGTTAGAAGATGGAACTATCATATCGTGGGAAGGCGAATTGAAAGAAGGCACAGCGATAATGGTAATTGATGAAGAAGGCAATATGTTACCTGCACCTGATGCAACACATACATTAGAGGATTACACATTAGTAACAACGGTTGGCGGATTAGTTACCAAAATCGAAAAGAAAGTTGAAGATGGAAAGAAGCCCGAAGAAATGTCAAGCGAATTTGAGCAGATCTTCACTAAGCACATCGAACAGTTTAGCGGTGTAATAGGTAGAGTTGAGAAACTTGAAAATTCATTTGCAGAATTAAGCAAAGTAATTGCAGATTCAAAAGTTGATGTTGAAAGCAAGTTCAGCAAAGTAGTTGAATTAGTTGGAGAAATCGCAAAAGAGCCAAGTGTTGAAACACCTGCACCAAAGAACGTATTATTTAAAAAAGACAAGCCTGCTAAATCAGCGATTGACTTATATATGGAATTTAAAAAATCACAAAATAAATAAAAAAAAATTATGGCATTTAACGTAACAGGATTAACCAATTACACAAAGACCAATGAGCAGATGCTTATTGTTAAGTCTTTCTTCACCCCGAAAACTGCAACTTACATGCAGAAATTAACAGGCGTAAAATCTGTTATTCAAGTACCTTCATTAGCAGATGATATGTACTGGACAAGTAACACAAGTTGTGGAATTTTATCAGCATCGGGTGACACTACAATCTCTACAAGAAATCTAACAGTAGGTAAAATCAAGATTGAAAAATCATGGTGTATTGCAGACTTAGAAGCTAAGTACACTCAATTATTATTATCACCAGGTTCACAATACGAATCATTACCAGGCGGTATTGATGAAGCATTTATGAATTTCATTATGGGTTCACAAGGTGAGAAAGTAGAGATTGCACTATGGCAGTCAGTATTGAATGGTACAGCAGTTGATTACACAAACAAATTTGATGGTTTAATTCAAATCATTGGTGCAGCAAGTGGAACTATTGCAGCAAATGCAAGTGCATTCATCACTCCAGTAACAGCGATTACGGTATCAAATGTAGTTTCAGTATTACAAGCTATTTATGCTGCAATACCTGTTCAAATATTAGACAAAGAAGATTTAAGAATTTTCATTGGAACTGATGTAAGCAGACTATATCAAACAGCATTAGTTAATGCTAATTTATTTAACTTTATTCCAAGTGCAGATGCCTTAGGTGAGTATTATTTACATGGAACAAACGTGAAGATTGTACCAGTACCAGGATTGAGCGGAACTGCTAAAGCATACGCATTAAGAACATCTAATATGTTTATGGGGGTTGACTTAGAAAATGAAGAAGAAGAATTGAAGACATGGTACTCATTAGACTATGATTCAGTATTTATGAGAATGAAATTCAAATTAGGAGTTCAAATTTCTCAACCAACAGAAATAGTAAGATTCACAATATAATTTAAGGGGGTTAATAGCCCCCTTTTTAAACTTAAAAGGAGAAATAAAAATATGCCATGTGCAATAGTTAGTTCATATGCCTTAGACTGCAAAGATGCAGTTGGAGGTATCAAAAATATTTACATTACGGAACTTGCAAATGTTACAGCAGTAACTGAGAATGCAAGTGGATTTGTGACAGCAATCACTAAGTCAGCAGGAACAAAGTTTTACAAGTATGCTTTACTGCCGAGAGCCAAAAACGATTTTACTCAAAACATTATGGCAGATGCCGCATTGGGTACGGTTGCATTTGAGCAAACAATTAATACAAACTTTACCAAATTGGCTTACTTAACTCAATTTCAATTACAGACTTTAATTCAAAACAGATGTTCGGTAATAGTAGAAACTAAATCAGGTCAATACTTTTTATTTGGAAAAGAGAATGGGGTTGAAGTAACCGCAGGTAGTGCAGCATCGGGAGCAGCGATGAATGAATTTAATGGTTATATCCTAACCTTTACAGGAATGGAAAAGGCATTAGCGAATGAAGTTCAAGGAAGTATTATCGCAGGATTATTGACTTAAAATTATTATTCATAAGAATTAAAATTAGCCACTCTTAAATGGGGTGGCTTTTTTTTAGCAAAATTTCAGACGAGTTATATATATAAGTAGTGATAAGAATTACACAAGAGCAGGGTCAAAATATTTATGTGACTTTAACCGAGAATAAAATCGGAACAAGTCCATATTATTTACTTGAATGTACAAACCAAGTAACAAACGATATTTCATATTGTATTATATTTGATGACCAGAGTGAATATAAAGAAAGGTATAATGATTTTTTTATATGGTTAGACACTAATAATGCTAATAAAGGTTTAGATAAACATTTATACTTACCTTATAGTGGTTTTTATACTTACGTTATATATGAAACTAATTTAACTGAAGAAACATATTATGATTTAGCTTCAGCATCGGAAGCACAAGGAACTATTCTTTTAGAAACTGGTTTACTTTGGTACATTCCAACTGCTCAAAATAATACAGAATATAATCCAGCCGATTCAACAACTTACGTTTACACACCACAATAAATGACAGATAAAAAAGAATATAATCCGAGTGTAATGGTGCTTAAATTTACAAATGATAAAGTACCGACATTTGTTGAGCCTAAGTCTTCGCAAAAATTAAAGTATGTTAAGTATGGAGAGAATAATAACTACCCTAATTTTTTACTAACTTTATTTAATCGCAGCGCAAAGCATAACGCAATATTAACAAGCAAGCAGCAATACATAACTGGTCAAGGTTGGATGTTTGATGAGTTAGGAATGGAAGGAGAGGAAGTAGTTGCATTAAAAGCATTTATAGATACACCTAATCCTTACGAAACACTAAAAGACTTACTTAATAAAACAGACTTAGATAATGAAATATTTGGCGGTTGTTATCTTAAAATTGTTAGCGACAAAAAAGGAGGTATTTCAGAAATTTATCACGTTAATTATTGCGATGTTCGAAGCACAGAAGATAACAGCGAGTTCTATATAAGTGATAAGTGGTTAAATAGTGAAGGTGGCGAGAATACTAACATTAAAGAAGATGAATATAAAACCTTACCACCATTCGACCCAAGTTTAAAGAAGCTACCAAGCGAGAGTATTTATTATTATAAATCGTATAGACCTAACATCAATACTTACACACTACCCGAATACATTGGTGCAATACCTGCAATTATTACTGATGCTGAAATAGCAAACTTTCATAGAGCCGAAATTCAGAATAGTTTCAAAGGTTCTAAAATGATTGTGTTTAAAAATGGTGTACCTTCAGATGAAGAAATGAAGTCAACAGAACGAAAGTTAAAAGCTAAGTTCACACCAACAGACAATGCAGGTAGTATAGTAATTGATTTTGTAGATGACCCGAATAGAGTACCTGAAATATTAGACCTTGCAGCAGGAGACTTTGACAAGAAATACGAAGCATTAAACGACACGATACAACAAGAAATATTTGTTGGACATAAAATCACATCACCAATGTTATTTGGCGTAAGAGTAGAGGGGCAATTAGGTGGTCGCAATGAAATGGTTGATGCTTACAATCTATTCGCTAACACTTACGTTAATCCAAAACAAAGAGTACAAGAAGAAATTTATAACCTATTCGCACCAGTTAAAGGCAAGCTAAAAATAAAAGCATTAGAGCCAATCATGCCAAGTTTTAGTGAACAAACTTTAATGACTATTTTAACTAAGGATGAGATGAGGGAAATCATAGGTAGAAAACCATTAGACATTCAAACCAATGTTAATTCAACTATTAGTGATGCCTTAAATTCATTAAGTCCATTAGTTGCAAATAAGGTGTTAGCATCATTAAGTCAAGATGAGATAAGAGGTATAGTAAACAAGCCACCATTAGCAGCCGATGCAATACTACCAACAGATACAACAGCGCAATTCTCAAAGTGTGAACACGATGAAATAGTAGATGATGATTTAGACTTTAGTATCTTTTCAAAATATGGAGAACCTATTGAGAATTTTGTAAGCATTAAGCATAAAAAATTTATGTTTAGTTCGCAGCAATTTGCATTGAGCAAACAAGACAATGGAGTTTTAGATTTGATTCAAAAAACACCTAATATAACCATTGAAGATTTAACAAAGATTTTAAAAACAGATAAGACCTCAATCATTGAAAGTTTGACAGCATTAGGCGATGAAGGTTTGATTGATTTGGACAGCGAAGGCAAGATAAGTTTAACAAGGTCGGGCGCAAAAAAAGTAGTACCAAGTTTTCAAGAATTATACATACGTTATAGATACGTTTTAAGACCCGATGCGCCTGCATTAGTTAAAGGTGGAACAAGCAGACCTTTCTGTGAAGCAATGATGGCAAATCCACGTTATTTTTCAAAGGATGATATTGATAAAATTGGTCAAGAATTAGGTGCAATATATGGAATACCTAACTATGATGCTTTCAGACGGAGGGGTGGATGGTATCATGACCCTAAACAAGATGTTAACCTTCCTTTTTGTAGGCACGTATGGGAGCAATCTCTTATAAAAAGAATTAAATAAAAAGATAATGGCAAAGGCAATATTTTTAAGCGAAGCAACATTGAAACAAGAATCAATCTTGCAAGATAATGTAGATATGAAGGTAGTAACACCGACTATAATTGATGTGCAATCGTTTTATATTTTACCGATATTAGGAACAGCATTGTATAATGATTTTGTGACAAAGATTATAGCAGGAACATTGAGTAATTCATATAAATTATTA